TACTTTTCCTCGATCTGCTGGGCCACGGTCTTCTTCGTGCCGGAGCCGGAGGATTTTTTGGTCTTGCCGCCGCTGCCTGTCGGATTCTTGGCATCCTTCGGGTCCTTCTTTATATCCGCGTCAAGGTCTTCGGAAGTCAGTCCGGTCTTGCCGCCTGGCTGCTTCACGCGGTAGCCCGATATTTCTTTTTCATACCATTCGTCAAAACCCGGCATTCCCTGATATTCACTGCCGCTGAGCAGTGCATTTTGAAACTGACTGCCGTAGTTCTTTGCCTTATTCAGCAGTCCCGGGAACAACTTATCCAGCCAGCTTCCGGCAGAATCCAGCATTCCGCTGATACCGTCACCAATGGCAGCCGTGCCGTCCGTTCCGGTCAGTCCTTCCTTGAAGCCCTCCGGGATGTATTCGCTCAAGGTCGCCATCCGTGTAGAGGGCGAGTGAATGCCCCAGAAATTGCGGAAGAATGTTTCTACGGTACTGCACAGTGTCGCTATACCGCCGGTCACAGCGTTCGTGCTTTCCGGACCGGTCAGGCCGTTTGCAAGGCCCTCGGCCATATAGGTGCCGTACTCCGTCATTTCCCTCTCATCCGCTGCTGTGTCAGCAGAGTCAAGCAAACTTCCAAGCAGTCCGCCTTTCACGGTAAACCAGTTCGCCGGGTTCAGCTGTTTGCCGATCAGTTCCCCGGCTTCGTCTTTTTTCTCGCCCAGCCATTCCACAAACTGGCTCCACAGCTCTTCCAGCGCGCCTTCAATGCCGTTTCCCTCGCCGCCTTCTCCGCTCCATGCCCAGCCGATCAGGTCGATCACGGTCTGGATCAGCACTTTGCAAAGGGTCAGCAGCGCCGCGCCGATCGGCTCCGCGCAGTTATTGATAGTATTGCAGATGGCTGTCAGGATCGCTGTCAGCGCCGCTTCAATGTCGTCTGCCGCGTTCACGATCACCTCGCGTAGCGGTCCTGCAAATGCACTCAGCACGGTCAGGATCGCAGCAGCAATACTCAGCTTGATAATTCCGCCTGCAAATGCACTGAAGGCTTTACCAAGGCTGATAAGACATGCCGAAAATACCACCATGCCTGCCGCCACCGGTGTAATAGCACCAACGGCAAACAAGCCCAGCATGATGCCAATGGTTCCGATCACTCCCGCAAAGGCTTCTCCTGCCGTCAGGCTGGCCAGTCCCTTAAAGGCCGGTGTCAGGATCAGCAGTGCAGTGGCCAGCATCAGGCAGGCACCGGCTGCAGATGCCAGATTTGCGGAAACAAATCCAAGCCCCCAGCATCCTGCGATCAATACGCCAAGTGCTGCTGCAAGGCTGAACACGCTCTTTACAATATCTGCAAAGTCAACATCCGCCAGCATTTTGATAGCCAGCGCCATTTCGATCATTGCCGCTCCCATGGCCACCATTGCCACCGCCGCAGCCGTGCTCTCGGGTGCCTGCTTGCCAAGCAGATACAGTGCGCCTGCCAGTTCTACCAGCATTAAGCTCACACCGGCCATACCAGCGCCGCCGGTGTCCGTCCCCATTGCTTTGCCCATCTGTTTTATGGCAGCTGCCATCACCAGCAGCGAAGCACTGGCGATCACCATGCTCTCTGCACCCATTTTCATCCGCAAGGGGTTTACCTTCGTGTTTGCCATCAGCACCAGCAATGCCGCAATGCCGCTCACTACCAGCCCTGCGCCCCGGATACCGTCCATCATGCGGTCGCCAAGGCTTGCAAATATCGCCACAGCCCCTGCCGCCATCAGCAGCGCCGTTCCCATTGCATTGATGGCAACCAGCATTCCGCCCAGCTTCACAAGATACTTAATGATCTTGTCAAGGGTGCTCACGTCTGCTTTTCCCGCCAGCTTCTGCGCAAAGCCTGCCGCTACAGTCAGGATACTCATGGCAATGGCTACGCCGTTGATGGCTTCCACGGCCCCGTCAATGTCAAGGCCGTTTGCTTCCGCTTTTGCCAGCGGGATCAGTGCCAGTGCGATCATGTCCACCGCCGCAGCCGCAGCCACAAATCCGCCCGCACCCTTCACGCCGCCAAGCTGCTTGTTGAACAGCGCCAGCAGTCCGGTCATTCCGGCCAGCATCGCCGCAATGTGCCCAACCGCTTCCACGCTTTTCTCTGCCTGGGCCGCGTCCATTTTTCCCAGCTTTGCAACCGTGTTCGTCAGCGCCGCCATGCCGATGCTGATAGCTACAACGGTCCCGATCAGTTTCGCCGTGTCCAGTCCTGTCAGGTCGGTGGCTGCCAGCACTTTCAGTGCCACCACCATGCTGAACAATTCTGAGATCACGCTGGCCAAAGCCTGCACCGCCCGCGTCGGGTCGTTGATCTTCGCCAGCAGATACATACTCCCGCTGATTAACGCCACTGCCGTTGCAATGGCCTTCGCCGCTGTGGCAAGGTTGTTCGTGGTGTTTGCCTTCGTCCAGGTGTTCACGGCACCCGTCAGGCTGTTAAAGAAATCACCGATGGGGTTCGCCAGTGTTTTCTTGAAGTTGTCGCTTGCCTTCTTCAGCAGCACCGTTGCACCGTAGATTGCTGCCGCCAGTGCGCCAACGTCGATCAGCGCCAGCAGCCGGTAAAGATCCACTCCATCCTGCAGGTTTAAGAAATCCTTCACCGCGCTGAGTGCATTCCTGCACGCACCGCTGATGTTGCTCATAATGCTGGTCAGCGTTCCGCCAAAGTCCGCAAGCGCCTTTTCTGCCTTCTCCGGCAGGCTCAGCACCACGTCCCGGATATTCTCCAGCAGCGGTACCTTGCTGTCGGCAAACTCGCTCACCGTGTCCCCGGCACCCTTGAACCCGTTGAATGCACGGCCGATCAGCGCACCCATACCCTCAAAGGCTCCCAGCAGAATGCCGCCCAGCAGTTGGAACGCCGTACCGATGACGTTTCCTGCCGAAACACTGCCTATTTTGAATTTGTCCAGCACACTGCCCACTGCATCCACCACGGTGCCGAATGCGCCGAACTGCTTCTTTGCCTCTTCCATGCTTCCACCGCGCACAAGGGCCTTCACGCCCTTCACCACGTCCGCAATGGGGCTCAACAGCGCTGCAACAGCACCCACAAGGATACCCAGCACGTCGCTAAGGCTCTCTGTCTGTCCAAGGCTTTCGTCCACCCATGTCAGCAGATTGCCGATGCAGCTTCCAATGTTCAGCAAAAGGTCGCCCATCGGGCTCAGCAGATCCAGCAGCTTTCCAAGGATCATAAAAGCGGTCTTGCCAACCGCCTTCACGCCCTTCAGCCCGATGCTCAACACCCGGAATACGCCGGTAAATACTTTCTGTACCTTTTCCGCAGTTTCTTCGCTCAGCGCCATTTTCCCGGTCAGCTCGTCAAACCCCTTCAGAAAGTTGTACAGCGGGCTTCCGTCGGTCATGAACACATCACCGAATCCGTCCCGGATCGGGCTCAATACACTGTTGATGCCTTCCAGCACGTTCAGGATGCCGTTAAAAAAGTGCTCCCGGCCGCTCAGCTGGTTCATCTTGCCTGCAAGGTCGTCCAGGTTCACACTGCCATTTTGAATTTGCTCCGCCAAGGAGTCGTAGGCATTTGCCAGCGCGTACACCTTGTCCCGGTCAAACCCCAGCTTATTCAGCTCTTCGTCGCTCATGGCAGCACGCTGATGGTAATGCTCAGCCGCTTCACCAAGCACTTCATACAGCTGCTGGGCGGTCACGCCGCTTTCTTCCAATGCCTTCTGGAAACTGCCCGCCTCTTCAATGCCTTCCTCGCTCAGCAGGCCCTGATTCACCAGCGCTTTCTGCAAAAGGCTTGTGTAGTTGTCTCCGGCGTCACCAAAGCCTTCCGTTCCCAGCAGCTGGTCAAGGCCGGAGTCGAAGGCACTCTTCAGCCAGTTGTTCCGCCCGGCCGCACCGCCTGCGAACATGTTCCAGAACTCTTCCGCCAGATCGCTCCAGAATCCCTTTGCTTCCTCGTAGTTGCCAAACAGGATATCAAAGGTCTCCATCCAGCCGCTGCTCACAGCGTCCTTCGTAGCGTCCACCGCTTCGCTGAAGCTCTTTGCCTCCTGTGCCGCCTTAAAGGCCTTCACAGTCACTTCGTCGTACTTGTCAGCCAGGGCATCAATAGCCTGCGATGCCAGCATACCGGGATTCGCGTCCACCATCTTCTTCACGGCTTCGCTGAACTCGGCAAACTTGCCAAAGGCGGTCTCCATCACCTCTTTGTCAGCCCATTTTTTCGATAGCGTTGAGCTGAACGTGCCAACCGTTACAGCGCCTTCTTTGATCTTGCCAAGCGCTACACCGGTTTCGATGATCTGCTTTTTCAGCTCAGCAGTTGCCACGCCCGCAAGCTCTACCGATTTCCAGTCCATCAGGCTCAGATAACCCTGACTGTAACTCTGGTTCAGGTTATAGATCACGCGGGAGAACTCGCTTGCACCCTTGCCTGCATAGGCCGTGGCGTTTGCCATGCCCATGATCATCGGGATAACTTTCTCAATGTCACCGCCGGACGCTGTAAGCTGTCCAAGGGATTGTGTCATGTCGGTAAAGCTGTAGCTTGTCTCGTCCGAAAACCACATCAGCTTGCTAAGGTAGCCGTTCACCTTTGCAATGCTCTTACCCGTCGCATTCATGATGGTCTGCACGCTGGCGGTCTTCTGAGCATACTTGCTCCAGCCGCTCGTCACTTGATCGAGGGAAAGGCTCTTTACCAGTCTTTCACCGGTATCAATGGCCTGCCTCGTAATGTGGCTCAGGGCCGCAACGCCCATCACTTCCACGGCCGAAAACTTTCCGCTCAGGTCGTCCAGCGCACCCTGCATCTCGTCAAAGTCCACTTTAGCCGATGCATCGCCGATCTTTTCAAAGCCCTTTTCCGCTCCGTCCAGCCGTAAGCTGTCGTTCAGCTTTTCGAGGCTCTGCATGGTCTGGTGCACATTCTTCTCAAACTGCGCGTTGTCAAACCGCATTTCTACTACGCGCTCGTCCACTTCCTGGCTCACAGGCTCTTTACCTCCTTCCACAATTCATCGGCCAGAGCAGAAAAAATCGGAGCCAGGGCAGGGTTAATATAATCTACCCCCTGCACATAGGCCCCGTTTCTTGTGCCGTGTCCGTATTGTAAGATCACCGCAATGGGCACTCCGTCCACAATGTTGGAGTTCTTCCAGCACAGCGTGGCCCCGCTCTTGTCCATTTTGATTTCGTAGCTCCAGCTTGCCGCTGTCTTTCCGGTGGCTTTCGGGGTGGCATCCGCAAGCCGTTCTACACCCAGTTTTCCGTATTTCTCAAGGATTGGTCGCACGCTCCAGCTCTTGATGTGGCTGAAAAAGGTCAGGCTTTTCTTAAAGTCGCCTTTCTGCCGGATCTCAATTACCTTGCTCAAAAGCTCTTACCCCCTCGAGTGAAACTTCGCCCTGCGCTGTGCATTCAGCGCCCGGATGTGCGCCGCCTGCTCGTGTCTGCCCATCTTCTCGGGCGGCAGGTTCTCTTCACCGCAGGCCCGGATCAGCGCCAAAAGCCGGTTCAGGTGCCACTTTTCGCACTCGAATGGGATGCCGTAGCTTGCCATGGCGGCATAAAACAGGTCTGCCGTCTGGTAGCGTGCGCGCTTCTTG